GCGATGGCGCTGGCCGACTTTGAGCCGCTCGCCGTCTTTGAGCTTCCTGCCCTCTTCATCGTGACCGGCGCGCGGCGTCATGGCGTTGCCTTCTGGCTCGACGTTGGCGCGGATGCGCTGGCGGTTGGCTTTGAGGACGACTTTGCCAATGTCGCTTTTCAGGCGGCGCAGCTCTGCCGGGGATAGTTTGGCAATGTATTCGTCGATGTTCTTGATGTAGAGATTTAAGGCATCGGCGGTCATTTTCTGCTTTCTCCGATTCCCAGCGCGGTCATCAGGTTGGAATGGTTGGCGTTGCGCGGATGGCCGATGACGATGTTGCCGTTGTCGTCGGTCAAGACGGTGGTGCGCTCGGTCAGGTTTAACTCAATCAGGATGTCGCAGGCGTTGTTGCTCAAAAGTTCAACCTCGAAACTATAATCTGTCGGCGTGGTCGCGCCCGGGCCGATGATTTGGGGGTTTTCTTCTTGCAGCCAAGCGATGATGACGGCGTTCAAAACGTCAACGTTTCCGACAAAGTCGGTAATCATGATGCTTAGTCGGTATTTGGTCTCGTGGCTCAACGTGCCTTTTGAGGCGATGATTTGCCCGTTGGTCACAAACATCGTCAACTTGTCGGGATTTTGGCGCAGCTCCGGCAGATGCTTTTGGATTTCAGCGCGCAGTAAAGCTGGTTTTTCCATGTTCCTCCCTATTTCGGCGTGCCATCATGATTAATATTTGCCGCGTCTTGGTCGAGTTGTGCTAATAGTTCTTTTTCTCTTAAGGATAATTCCCATATGGTAGTTTTTGCAGTTTTTGCAGTTTTTGCAGCTTTTGCAGCTTTTGCAGCTTCGGCGGTTAGTAATAATCCTTTCCCATAGATCGTTTTCCCTTGTTTTTTCTGGTCGTCCAAAGCCGCTATCGGTAGAGTGTGCTTTCGATGTATTTTTAGATTCCCGTATTGTTCTAAATCTGAAGATTTTATGATTCTTTCTGGGTAAATATATTTATTTATCTTCTTTTTTGACTTTTCTATTTGGGATTTTTTAATTTTTTCCGCTAACGTTTCGGAACACCATATTTTCAAGTCGCCGGCCATGTTTGTAACAAATGCTGTCGGGATTGATGCCCCGTTTTCATATGTTATATTACCGCCGGCGAAGATTGCAGTCAGATTTTCCATTCCAGCGGTAGTTCCTGACAGACATGTAATTCTCGGCGCGAATAGAAAAAATTTAACACCTTTCTCTTGATAAAATTTTATTATTTTTGAATATATCGAAAATGGGGGGTTATCAATTACGATTTTCCCCGTGTAATCTTCATTTTCATAGTTTCCGCCGGGATAAAATGGGCGGATGATTTCTAAATTCTCATCAATCCCGATTTCGTCTTTCACCCAATCGAGGACTGCATCATAAACACTTTTTGGAGTGTAACAGTCGTCGGTCGTTTTTTTAATCTCAAATTTCTTAATAAAACCATCATAATCTTCAAATTCTTCTATGCTTTTGTTAGCTGGCTTGAATGTCATTTTTTTCTTTCTTTAAATTCTTTTTTCATAGGCGCGTTGGCAGTCGATACAGAGGCGGCAGCCGGGGACGGCTTGGCGGCGTGCTTCGGGGATGGGTTCGCCGCATTCTTCGCACTCATAGGCGGATGGGTAGTTTTGGGCGGCGCGGTCGGCTTGTCTGGCAAGGGCATGGGCGCGTTGCATTTCTTCCAGCTCGCAGGCTCGGTCGATAAAATCGGTCATTTTTCCGTCTCCTCTTCATGATGGAGGCAGGAGGCGAGGGTGTCGCGGTATAGGCGGCATTGATTAAAGGCTGTTTTGTAGGCGGAAATGGTATAAACCAAGTCGGCATTGGTTTTGATTTCTGATGGCGGATTGACGGTACATTTCGGCACTGGTGGGCAGGTGTCGGCGGCTTGGATGGTCAGCGGCTCTTTGGCGGCGCAGGCGGTCAGGGCGGCGGCGAGTAAGATGGGGAGGATCGTTTTCATGGCTGTGCTTTCTAAGATAGGGCGTGTCAAACACGCCCTTTTTTTATTTGATGAATTTGGCTAGGTCTTCGGGGACTGCCTGATTTGCCCAATCGTGATTTTTTTGGATGGCCGTCTGAATCTGCTCATTTTGGCCTGCCGTTTCGGCGGTCAGCTTGTCGAGCTGCGCTTGCAGGGTGCGGCTGCGCTGGTGGTAGAGCTTTAGGGCGGCTTCCTTTTTCTTGATGGTCTCGGCCTGCGTTTTGATTTCCTGTTCTTTGGCTTTGATGGTGCGGTTGGCTTTGAGCAGGCCGCCCATTAACAGGATGCAGGCCGAAAATATGGCAATGCAGAATGAAATGACGGTTTTCATGGTGCGTCCTTTAGGCAAGCTCGAAATGTGGGCCGTCGATAAAAGCGCGTTTACCGGCGGCGCGGCGTTCGGCGACGTAGTCGGCGACGAGTTGGGTTGTCGGCTTGGTGGTGTCGTTGAGGATTGCCCAGCAACCGCCCCAACGGACGCGGATGTTTAATTCTTTGGCGGCAGTGCGCATGGCTTCGGCGATTGGGTAGAAATTTTCCCATGCCCACGAAATCTCTTTGGTGCCGTTGCCGTCGAAGTCGCCCCACGGAATGAGGTCGGAGGCGTGGCCGTAGCCGTCTGTTTGTTTCAGGTGTTTGCTGTTGAGAGTACGGCTCGCTCCGGCGGCGACAAGTCGCTTTTGTCGCTCGAGCGTGCGCAGTCCTTCGTTGACGCTGAAATCTTGGCTGGTCAGCTCAATCGCGCGCTTGATGACTTTGATGAGGTCGGGATGGACGCCGTTTAATTTTGACAGGCTGGTTTTGCCTAATGTGTAGGTTTGTTTTTCGGTCATTTATGATGCTTTCTTAGGGGGTGGTCTGATGTTTGGTCGAGGTCGGCAAGAGGCTGTTGACGTTGCCGCCGTGCCAAATTAATGCTCCGGTATGCAGGGCTAATCCGAAAATCAGCCCCCACACGGCGGCGGAGTAGAGTTTGAATATCACGGCAATCATCAGCCCGATCATCCAGGCGAATTTGAGCCAGGCGATAAAACAAATGAGGGGCTTATGGGTGCGGCCGCGCGTGTCGAAAAACAGGATGCGCCATGCTCCGGCAGCCGTCAGGGAGATGATGGCGGCGGCTTGCATTGGGGTCATTCGCTCTCTCCTTTCTTTTGGTTGGGTTGGCTTTTAATCTCGACTTTGCCGACAAAGTCGATCAGGCGGTTGACAATGACGACGACAAGGGCGGAAAACAGGGCCGCGCCGAGAAACTCGTTAAATTTCAGCGGCTGGGCATCGGGGCGGATGATGCTTAATACCCAGTTGAAAATCCCAGCGGCAGTCTCGCCGCCAAAGATGCCGCTGAAAAAGGAAACGGCGAAGAGCCAAGCCTTGGTCAGTGGGCTGTGTTGATTTTGGCTCAAGATAAACAGGCTGGCGCCGACGGCCGCGCCGAAGGCAACAGAGGCGGCCATGTGATAACTGCCGATGACGATGACGGCCGCGTTGATGGCGGTGGTGGTTTTTGTTTCGTTCACGTTTTCTAATCCCATAGATTGATTGTTTTGATTGTTTGGTTTTGTTCGATTTTGGGCATGACGAGGGTCAGCCCGGCAGGCAGTTGCACGGCTTGGCGGCTTAGTTTTGGATTGGCTGCGAGGATTTGCTCAACCATGCCGCTGGATTTGCCGTAATACTCGTAGGCTAGGCGGCTGATGGTGTCGCCGTCGCGCGTGATGATGGTGTTGTTTTGGGTATGCATTTCAGACGGCCTTTAAATCAGCTCGCAATCGATGCGCGGCTTTTTGAGTAGCTCGGCGATGGCGTGATGGCCTTCGCGGCGGTAGTCTTCGGCGGTCTCTTGTTTGGCGTCGCTGCGCGCGGCGGTCTTGCCGGTGCTGTCGTAGTCGTTGTAAATCTCTAGAAGCAGGGCTTTGGTGTAGCTGTACACGGCGCGGCGGTAACGGATGTTGGCGAGCGGCTCGCCGTTGATTCGGCGGGGGGCGGGTTGGGGGGCAATCAGGGGGGGGGAAATGGCCGCCAGCTTCC